AAAAATCTGAATATCCTCTCATAAAGAAGATGGTTGATTATGCACGCAGCAAAAATGTAAAAGTGCATGGACTGGGATTCACCAAAACAAATGAATTAGATAAATACCGTTTCTATTCTGTTGATTCGGCTTCATGGACTAAAGCTGCTGCTTTAGGACAACAAAGACATGATTTTGACGGAAATAAAATCGTGACACATAAGATTGACGGAAAAGGGAAGAAAATCAACTTATCAAAACTCGTCTGCCACAATGGGATAGAATGGTGCAAATATCAAAGATATATGGACAAGAAAGGATTTTAAAAAAATGGAAAAGAAAAATAATTACATATTTGGAATATATTGTGCTGCATTGCTGATACAAAACATTTTAGCACTGAAAACAATAGATATTGTAGGATTTACACTAACAACTGGTATTTTGATTTCACCAGTTGTTTTTATTATGCAGGATGTTGAAAGCGAATTATTTGGATATAAAAAAGCAAGACAAATGATATTGCTTGCATATCTAATGAATTTTGTATTCACATTAGTTGTTGGTTTAGCAATTATTATTCCTCCAGCACCTTTTTATGTAAATCAGAAAGCATTTTCTGCTTTATTTGCTACAACCCCTAGAATAGTAATTGCTAGTTTTCTAGCATATTGTGCAGGTAGTTTAACTAACTCAAAAATAATGACTTTAAATAAAGAAAAACATAGTCTGTTTTATCGTGCAATTTCTTCTACTGTTGTAGGTCAGTTTTTAGATAATTCAATTTTTGCATTTGTTGCCTTCTATGGAACGTTACCGTTAAATTCTATTTTTATGATGATAATAGGAGCAACTATATTTGAAACGATGTATGAAGTTGTTTTCTATCCAGTTACAAAAGATGTAATCAATAAATTAAGAAATTAGATGAGGTGAGATCAATGCTTAACATCATTTATAGTCGCTTACTGATTTATCATGAACGAAAAAAGTAAGAATAATCTTATTCCATTCACAAAAGAAACCGCAAAAGAAAATGGCTCTAAAGGTGGAAAAGCCAGTGTAGAGTCACGTAGAAGAAAAAAGAAGATGAAACAGGCAATGGATATGATATTATCGTTGCCTGCAAAAGGTCAGTATAGACAGTTTCTAGAAAATATAGGAATTGACGATGAGGATTATTTAGATAATCAGGCACTCATGCTCGCAGTTGCATTTCAACAGGCAATGAAAGGCAACGTCAAAGCTATGTATTTTATAGAGGATATTACAGGCTCACAAGCTATGAATGAACTAGAACGTGCGAAAATCAAGCTAGAAAGAGATAAGTTAAAATTAGCTAAAGAAAAACTTGAATTTGAAAAAGCAAAGAATGCTGATTATACAGATGATGATGAATATGAGGATGATAACTTTATTGAAGCGTTAAATTCAAACGCTTTTGATGATTGGCAAGATGGGGATGATTTTAAAGATGATAAAGAAAAATCATAAGAAGAAGTCATCTTTTAAATTCAAGCCTTTTTCAAAAAAACAGCGTATGACTCTTAACTGGTGGACTGATTCAAGTCCAGTGAAAGATAAAAACGGAATTATTGCTGATGGTGCGATAAGAAGCGGAAAAACAATAAGTATGTCGCTTTCATTTGTATTATGGGCTATGACAAAGTTCAGCGAACAGAACTTCGGAATGTGCGGAAAAACAATAAGCTCATTTAGAAGAAACGTTCTTTTTACATTGAAATTGATGTTACGCACAAGAGGTTTCAAAGTCAAAGAGCATCGTTCTGATAATTTACTTGTTATAACTTCAAAAAAAACAGGACGTATGAATTATTTCTATATTTTCGGTGGAAAAGATGAACGTTCACAGGATCTCATTCAAGGTATTACATTAGCTGGTTTATTTTGTGATGAAGTCGCTTTGATGCCTGAAAGTTTCGTCAATCAGGCAACAGGAAGATGTTCTGTAGAGGGCTCTAAGTTCTGGTTTAACTGCAATCCGGGAAATCCATTACATTTTTTTAATCAAAATTGGATTAAAAAATGCAGAGAAAAAAATCTTATATATATTCATTTTAAGATGGAAGATAACCCTTCATTATCAAAAGAAATGCTTGAGAGATACAAAAATACGTATTTTGGTGTTTTCTTCCAAAGGTACATACTCGGATTATGGGTTGCTGCTGAAGGAGTTATTTACAAATTATTTGCTGAAAAGCCTGAAGACTATTTGATGTCTTATGAGGACGCTAAAAAATTAGAATATCAAGTTATTAATATAGGCGTTGACTTTGGAGGTAACGGTTCAGGACATTCTTTTACAGCTACGGGGATAACACCTGATTACAAAGAAGTTATTGCATTAGCTAGTGAAAGACATCTTGATAAAGATATTGATCCTGAAAAGCTGGATAAATTATTTGTAGAATTTGTCAAAATGATATTGAATGATTTTGGCTATGTTGATTATATCTATTGTGACAGTGCTGAACAGACGCTTATAAGAGGTTTTAGAAAGGCTCTTATAAAGAATGATTTAGGTCATTTAAAAGTTCGTAACGCTTTAAAATCAGCGATTATAGACAGAATTAGAGCTATGAACAGACTTTTAACTCAACAGAGATTTTATTACACAGAAAGATGTGAAACTTTAAAGAATGCTCTTTCTTCAGCATTATGGGATGAGAAGCAAAAGGTAGAAGATATTAGACTAGACGATGGCTCAACTGATATTGATTCGTTGGATAGTTATGAGTACTCATTTGAAAGACAGATAAGCAAATTGATCAAATATGAATAGTCGGAGGTGAGTAAGTGTTTAACTTTATAAAAAATATTTTTGAAAGGATAAAAAAAGCGATGTTTCCAGTAAATGATATAAAAAAAGCATTGAATATTGATATTGCTATATCTAGCGAGATGGCAAACGCTATTGAAGAATGGAAAGATATTTTTGAAAACAAGGCATATTGGCTTGATGAAGAAAAAGGTGTTTTTTCATTAGAAATTGCTTCCGCTGTGTGTAAAGAAATTGCTGATACAGTGACGAGTGAAGTTACTTCAAAGATTACTGATAATGATTATTTGGATGAACAATATCAATATCTTATTGATGATATGAACGATTGGCTGCAATTAGGACTTGCTAAAGGTGGTATAGCAATCAAGCCATACATCAGCAATGATGAAATAATTATAGATTATGTTCAGGCGGACTCTTTCTATCCAGTTGAATATAACAACAGAAAATTAATTACTGCTGCAGTTTTTGTAGAACAGATTGTAAAAGGCGATTATGTTTATTCCAGACTTGAGTATCAAAAATATTTTGCCGATAAAAAGAAGCATATTTTCATCAATCAGGCTTTTAGAAAAAGAAATGACAATATTAATGATTTTAGCAGGTTTAAAGATTTAGGAAATGAAATAAGTTTAGATGAAGTGGAAGAATGGCAAGGCATGGAGCCTTATTTTGAAGCGAACAACATAAAACGTCCTTTATTCGCTTATTTTAAAGTACCCGGTATCAATAACATTGATTCAAGTTCGCCTTTAGGTATACCTAGTTATAAAAAAGCTATCCCATTGATAAAAGAAGCTGATACACAATACAGCAGATATATTTGGGAATTTGAAGGTGGAGAGTTAGCTGTAGATGCTGCAGAAGATTTGTTCAAAGTAGACAACAGAACAAAAGAGCCTAAATTACCACAGGGTAAGAAAAGACTTTTTAGACAATATGATGCAGAAGTCAAAGAAGACAATAACTTTTTTAAAGTTTTTGCACCTACACTGCGTGACAGCAATTATGCTGAAGGCTTTAATAACATATTGAAACGTATTGAATTTAACTGCGGTCTTGCCTATGGTGATTTAAGTGATCCGCAATCGGTAGATAAAACTGCTACAGAAATAAAAAGCTCTAAACAAAGAAAATACACAACAGTAACAGGTATTCAAGATAATTTGGATAAACTGCTAAAGCATGTTGTATATATTATGAATGTTTATGCTATTGGTCTACATAAATCAAATAGCAATGATGTTTCTTTAGAAACTGATTGGGGTGACAGTATTCTAGTAGACAGTGAAAAACAAAGAAATATCGATTTACAAGAAGTCAATGCCGGATTAATGCCTGAATGGAAGTATAAAGTGAAATGGCAAGGTATGACTGAAGATGAAGCAAAAGCTGAAGTAAAAGAAACAAAGAAAATAGGAATTGAATTTGAATAGTGAGTATGAATGCTTACTTTTTTTATTGCAATTTAACAGTAAAGGGGTGATTAAATTGGGCAACCATTAAGAAAACATTGGCATCAACCTTTCTTTTATAAAAGTATTTATGATGATGATGAAGAAAGAGGTGTTCGTGTAAGGATTGATTTATATATGTGCATGATCTGTCACAAAATCATCATGCGTGAAAGACATGAATATAAATTACCTCATTCAAAATCAAGAACATCAAAATTAGAAAAAAATAAGCGTAGATATGGCAATCGTGAATGATTGCTTTTTTTATGCAAAAAACCGGTCCATACGCATGACCTAAAAAGGCTGGTGACATTGGACAGAGCAACGTCCTAAAAAGCTTAAAAATGTAAAGGAGACAATTAAATATTATGAAAACAGAATTTTTAAAGAATTTAGGTTTAACAGACGAACAAATCAATTCGATCATGGCTGAAAACGGAAAAGATGTTGAAAAATACAAAACTAGTTCAGAAAAGTATAAACAACAATTTGAAAGTACCAAAGCCTCATTAGATGAAGCGAATACAACTATTCAATCATATAAAGATATGGATATTGAAAGTATCAAGCAATCAGTTAATGATTGGAAAGATAAATATGAAAAAGATACTAAAGAATTAAATGATAAATTAATTGCACAAGAAAGAAATCATGCAATGGATAGCTATTTTTCTCAAATGAAATTCTCTAGTGAAAGCGCAAAACGAGGAATTATCGCTCAATTCAATGAGCAAAATTTCGATTTAAAAGACGGCAAATTCGTTGGTGCAGAAGAATTTATGAACAAATTAAAAGAAACTGATGCAGGAGCTTTTGCTAAAGAAGAACCAGAAGATAATCCGTTACCAAGTTTTTCTCGAGGAACAAACAGTAATCCTAATCCTGCAGGTAATAAAAATAATTTTGGATTTGGTTTTAGTGGTGTTCGTTCAAGACCTAAAGAAGATTAAAAAACAAAAAACAGGAGGAAATAAAATATGCCAGCATTAAATTATGCAGAACAATACAGTAATCAATTATCACAAGAATTTCCATACGTCTTATATTTTGGTGCTTTATACAATACACCAAATAATGGACGTTACAGAGTAGTTAATGCAAGAACAATTGAAATTCCTGTATTAGAAACTACTGGTCGTGTTGACAGCAATAGAGATACCATTGCTACAGCAAAGAGAAACTATAATAATCAGTGGGAACCAAAGACTTTACAAAACGAAAGAAAGTGGTCTACATTGGTACATCCACAGGACATCAATCAAACTAATCAAGTTGCTTCAATTGCAAACATTACAAGAGTTTACAATGAAGAACAGAAGTTCCCTGAAATGGATGCGTATACAGTTTCTAAAATTTATGAAGAATATACTGCATTAGGAAAAGCAGCTGATACAACAGCATTAACAGTTGAAAACATTTTATCTATTTTTGACAAAATGATGGAAAACATGGATGAAGCAAGAGTTCCTGCGAACGGAAGAGTTTTATATGTGACTCCAACTGTTAATACATTATTGAAAAATGCAAAAGAAGTCGCAAGACAAATTGTGTTGACTAATTCAGCTAGTTCGGT